CGCTCGGCGTGCGCGACAACCTCCTCGAGGTCGACTGGTCGCTCGGGCCCGTCGAGAAGCCCGGCGCCGTCATCGTCGACGTCACGGGGCTGCGCCGCGCATGATGCAGGGCGAGATCACCCTCGACCCGCGCCTCCTCGACGCGATCGGCGACAAGCTCGCCGACCCGTGGTGGCGGCTCACGTCGGGCGTGCTCTACAAGATCATGACCAAGGACGACCCGTCGCAGCCCGGCGCGGTCATGCCGTTCATCCCATACCCCGAGCAGATCGAGTTCCTCGAGGGTATGTGGTATCGCAACATAATCCTTAAGGATAGGCAGAGAGGCTTCACTACCGCCGGCGTCCTCTACCTACTCGACCACACCCTTTTCGTTCCCGACCAGCGGTGCGGCTTCATCGCGCACACCGAGCCCGACGCGCGGGCGATCTTCCGCGACAAGGCCAAGTTCGCCTACGACAACCTCCCAGAGGCCTTGCGCGAGCGCATGCCGCTCAAGAGGGACTCGGCCGAGGAATTGCTCCTCGCCCACAACAACAGCTCGCTCCGCGTCTCGACCTCGATGCGATCGGCCACGATCCACCGGCTGCACGTCTCGGAGATGGGCAAGATCGCGGCGAAGTTCCCCGACCGCGCCAAGGAGATCGCCTCGGGCGCGCTGCCGGCCGTCCCGCTCCACGGCGTCGCCACGATCGAGAGCACCGCCGAGGGCGCGAGCGGCGTGTTCCACAAGTGGGCGACCGAGGCGCAGGCGAAATGGGAGAGCGCCGTCGAACTGAGCCCGCGCGACTTCAAGTTCTTCTTCTCGGCCTGGTGGACGTCGACCGAGCATCGCGTCGACCCCGCCCTCGTGCGCGTCTCACCCAAGGAGCACGAGTATTTCGACGGGATCGAGGGCTCAAAGCTGTTCCTCGAGCGCATGGGCGCCGGCGCGAAGATCAGCCCCGAGGCGCGGGCGTGGTACATCGCCACGCGCGATGGCCAGTGCTTCGGCGACCAGGCGCTCATGTGGCGCGAGTACCCGTCATCGCCCGAGGAATGCTGGCAACAGAGCGCCGAAGGGGCCTACTACTCCAAGGAGCTCGCTCAGGCGCGCGTGAAGGGCCGCATCCGGCCGACCCTGCCGATCGCCACCGGCGTCGGCTGCAACACGTTCTGGGATCTCGGCTCGCGCGACGGCGTCGCGATCTGGGTCCATCAGCACGTCCACCCAGAGCACCGCTTCATCCGGTTCGTGGAGGGCTGGGAAGAGCCGTTCAGCACCTACGTCAAGCGCCTCGACGACATCGCGGAGCGCGACAATCTGGTCTGGGGCATCCACTACCTGCCTAACGACGCCCTGCAGGAGCGTCAGGGCGAGACCGAGCTATGGTCGCCCCTCCTCCTGCTGCAGCGCCTCAAGCCGACGTGGAAGTTCCAGGTCGTCCCGCGCGTGAACGAGCTGCGCGACGGCATCAATGCGGTCCGCCAGGTCTTCAACGAGTGCTGGTTCGACGAGACCGAGACGAAGGAAGGACTCGTCCACCTCGGATCCTACCGCAAGCGGCGCAACACCGCGACCGGCTACTGGATGGAGGAACCGATCAAGGACGAGCACACCGAGGCCGCCGACGCCTTCCGGCAGTTCGCGCAGGCGCACCACATCTTCAAGTCCTCCTCCGGCCAAGGAATGCGCCGCCCCAACCGGAGCCGCACATGAGCATGAACTCCCGGCACGTCCTCGACCTCCGCAACACGGCCTTCGAGCAGCGCCACGGCGACATCATCGCGGTCGGGACGTGGTTCCTCCTCGACGATGACGCCGAGCCCTGCCTCGTGCTCATGCGCCGGCGAGACTTCGGCCGCTTCGACGTCGAGAAGGTGACGCCCTGCGTCGTCCGCATGCAGAACCTCTGGATCTACGACCAGGAGCGCGGCCAGCCAGAGGCGGCCGCCACCGAGTGCGTGTCGATCGCCGCGACGCTCGACATCGGCGTCGGCATGCTCCCGGCCATGCGGGTGCTCTCGATCATCCGCGACCACATCGGTGACGTGATCGCCATGCCGCCGCGGCCGGACGTCCACCGGCGCGTCATGGCGGACATCCTCGTCACCAACCGCGGCACCGGCGCCCAGCAGCATGTCGAGGTGACGGACGATGTTTGAGACCAAGACGAACCCCGACGGCTCGACCTACAGGAGCCGCCAGGCGACCTACCAGCCGGGCGACCGCGGCGGCGTCACCCCGAAGAAGCGTGACATCGTCCCCAAGGTCAGATCGAACCTCGGCGACAAGCTCGACAGCCCGCAGAACCGCGACCTCTACGGCGCGCTCATGGGCTACTTCCTGCGCGAGATCGAGGGACACCGTGAAAACCGCGTCGAGCAGGATCTCGACCATCGCTGCTACGACAACGACCAGTGGGACGCGCGCGATCTCCTGACGCTCAAGCGGCGCGGCCAGACCCCCGTGACGCTCAACGTCACCGCCACCACGATCAACTGGATCCTCGGGACCGAGCTGCGCTCGCGAGTCGACTTCAAGGTGCTGGCCCGCAAGAAGGAGAACAGCGGCGAGGCGGGCCGCAAGACCGAGTTCCTGAAATACCTCGGCGACATCAACCGCGCGCACTTCCACCGCTCCCGTGCCTTCGGCGACTGCGTCAAGGGCGGGATCGGCTGGCTCGAGGACGGCGTGCAGTCCGACGAGGACGGCGAACCCGTCTACAGCCGGTACGAATCGTGGCGGAACATGTTCTGGGACCGGGCATCCACCGAGCTCGACCTGTCCGACGCCCGCTACGTGATCCGCACGAAGTGGGTCGATCTCGACATCGTCGAGGGCTGGTTCCCGAAGCGGGCGCACGTCGCGCGCCTTGCGGCCCAGCACAACAGCTATCTCGGCGCCTTCGACCTCGCCCTCGGCGACGACGTCATGGACACCGCCGAGCGCGAGATCGCCGACCTGACGTCGACCCTCTCGGAGTTCGACTATAGCCGGCCACGCGTGCGCGTCATCGAGGTCTGGTTCCGCAAGGTCACGAGGGGCCTGCTCAAGATGAGCGGCGGCCAGTTCGCCGGCGAGGTCTACGACCCGTGGAGCGAGGGACACGCGGCGGAGATCGCCTCGGGCGAGGCCCAGGTCATCGAGACCACCGGCATGCGCATGCACTGCGCGATCATGACGACGGCGGGCCTCCTGAGCGTCACGGAGTCGCCCTACCGCCACAACGGGTTCCCGTTCACCCCGATCTGGTGCTACCGCCGCGACAGCAACAACCTGCCCTATGGCGTGATCCGCGGCCTGCGGTCGATCCAGAACGACATCAACTGGCGCGCGGCGAAGGCGCTGCACATCCTCTCGAGCAACAAGATCGTCACCGAGAAGGGGGCCGTCGACGACATCGACG